CTCTACTGCACCAACGTCAAACTTGAAACGGACGGTGGATGAAGTGACAGGGTCAGCCGGAGCTTCCACCACAGGGCCGCCGTCAAGAGAAACAGCAAAGCCGTCAGGCTGAGTGGCAGCAGTAGGGTAGGCGTCGCTGACCACGAAGGGCGCGGCCTGAACCTCAAGATTGAATGCCAGGAAGGCCAGGACGAAAACGACGAGAAAAAGGATCTTTTTCACGAATCACCTCCTCAGAATTGTCCCACAACGTTGCAGTAGCCGGCGGAAGACGCCACGGCGTCGATGACGTAGCAGGCCTTCATATCTGCAGCGTCGGTCAGGGTCACCGAGTACCCCTTCTCCAGGAGCAGCCCCATCTTGCTTACCTGGGTAGGCAAGAACCCGTTCCAGGAAATCCGCTGGTTATTGTCCTCGGCCTGCACGATCAGTTTCCGAGCCGTCATCCCGCGGAATTCTGGCCGGACATACTCGGCCGGAAGCAGCTCAATGGTCGTGCCGTCGGCGTCCGCCGCATCGGCTACCCCTTCCACGGTGATGTGCTCGTTGTTCTGAAACGTGCCGACCACGCTGCAGAGCTTCAGCCAGCAGACGGCGTCCCCGCCGGCCCAAGACCCGCTTTCCAGGGTGCCGACCTCGAGCACCATGGCCGAGGCCCCGGAGGTGGCCCCCAGGATCCGGTTGCCGGCCACGATGGCCGTTGTCCCCCCGGAGTCGATGTGCAGCTTGTGCTCGACGTATTTGATGATGTTCGTCCCGATTGCCGTGGCCGTGTTGCCCGGAGTGATCCGCTGGCCGGTCAGGGCCCGAAAGTTGTATTCCATCGTCAAGCTGGGCATGTTTACCTCCTCATCGCTTGAAGGCGGGCAGGATCCTGGGGCCGGCTGCCGGCCGGATGATCCGCTCTGCCTCGATGTTTTTGGCTATGGTCAGCATCCGCTGCTCGTTTTCGTATGCGTTGGGGTTGCCCTGAACGGCCGAACAGTTCGGGCACATGTAGATGGCGACCCCCGGATTGACCGGATAGACCAGCCAGCCACCGTACTGCTTCTGGATCTGCTCCGTCGTTGCGCTGCACTGCCGGCAGGCGGCCGGCGACTGGATCACGATCTTCTCTTTCTGTCCGTTGTCCTGGCCCATTTCTTCATTTCCCTTTGCGGATCGTGCCGATCACCCGGCTCAGTTCCTCGGACGCCCGCGGCACCTCGTCCCGGAGGCTGGCCAGGATCTGAAAGAGCTGGCCGTTCAGCAGCGAATCTCCGGTGTCGATGGGGCCGACGTTCTTCATGTGCCCGTATTTCACGGCTTCCGTGATCGCGTTTCTGATCTTTTCCAGCCATGTTGGCCGGTATTGGGAGATTGCCTCTGGCATGTCATCTCCGTATCGTGATCTCGTAGTCCTGGTCAGCGAGATCGCGGGCCCGCTGCCGAGCCAGCCAGCCGCCGATCCCCGTTTCGTTCCCCGTGCCGCCGGGGGGCAGGCCTTCCGGCAGTTGCCAGCCGGCCAGGGATACGCCCTGCCGATGAGCCGGCTTGTACTTTTCCTCTTCCTGCGCGGACAACTGGCGCGGCATCAGGGTCATCATGATCGCGGCCATGCCGGCCGTATCGACCCGCTCGTCGTGGCAGCCGAGCTCTGCGTTGAGCTTGCCGCCCTTTTCCACGAAGGTCCGCATCTCCGAAACGGTTTCCTTGCAGCGGATCTGCAGTTGCCCCGTGGAGGCCAGCTCGTGCAGCCGGTCAACCATGAGCGGCTTGGTCTTCTTGTTGGTCATCCATCCGGGCTCTCCCGGCTTGTGCTCGAAGAGCGGATACCGGGCTGCCTCGAGGTCCCGGACGACCGTGTAGCCGTGATTCATCAGCTCGACGCAGGCCGGCGCACGATAGTACAGAGCGCCGATCATCTCCACGAGCTCTGCGATCACCCCATAATCGACGTGCCCGTGCCACTGGGCGGCCTGGACGCCGGTGCGGTGGTTGTAGACATCGATGCAGGTCGGGTCAGGCTCGGTCTGCCGCTGCTCGTGCGACGGCTTGATCCCGCCGGCCGAGTCCACGGTCAGGAAGTACGTCATGTCCTTGCGCGGCTTCTCCCAGATCTTCAGGTGGCCATTGGGATTGGGGCGGATCTTGGTCAGGCCGTTGCGGATCACGGGATCCCCGACCAGGATCGGATCCTTGCAGCCGGCCTCGAGGTTGTCACAGAGCAGCCGCCCGAAGACGTTGGCTCCTTGGGACAGGAACGCTTCCTCGACCGTGGCCGGATACTCCTGGCGGAAGATCTCGAGACGCCCGTTGCACTTGTTCTCGATTGCCCAGGCCCGCCAATGCATTTGCTCGAGCGACAGGCGGAACCGCTTCATCAGCCGCAGGGCCTCGGACTCCTCCCAGGTCATCGTTTCCTTGTTGAGCACCTTGCGGTGCAGCTCGACCTCGAACCATTCCCGCTGCCTATCGGAATCGAAGGGCTTGGTGTAGCGCTCATGGACGAACCACGGGATGAACACTAGGATCCAGTCCCACGCCGGATTGTGCCAGGCGTAGGTGATGCCGTCTTCCTGGTAGAACGGGTGGCGTCCCTCGGCGTAGGCCTTGAACACGTCGGACTGGAAGCGGTTCCCGTAGCCGTTGGCGGTTGACTCGAAGATCACCTCGGAGTCCGTCGGCGGGTCGGGGACGCAGGACAGCAGCGAGGTACAAAGGGTCTCGGGATCCGGCCAGTACGCGCACTCGGACCCGTGCAGATAGTGAATCCCCTGGGACCGGCCGGCGTCCAGGTTGCGGGCGCAGGCCAGGGTGTATTCGCTCTTGAGCCCGCGGCCGTTTTCCGTATCGAAGATCAATTCCTTGGAGTTGGACTTCCGGGTTGCCGGCGGGAGCGGGTTGCGCTCGTGGAAGAGCTTGGCCATGGAGTAGAGCTCGTCCGTTGACGAGATTTCGTGTCCGACGATGAACGTGTTCCGGTTGAAGCGCGTCGAGGTGAGCCAGTAGAACCTCCCCTCCGTGTAGGTGGATCCTCCAAATCTCCGGGACTTCAGCAGCAGGGCCCGGACGCCCCCCATCTCGCGCTTCTGCTTCTCGAGGCAGTTGTGCAGGATCTCCTGCCCCCGGTTGAACCGGAACGGGAGGATCTGCTGCGTGTTGTGATCGCGGATGAAAAGGCAGTCCTGGGCGAAGGCGCGGAAATCCTGAACGTAGCGCTGATAGGCAGTCGCCAGCGCGTCCAGGTTGCTTTGCTTACTTGCCGTCGCCGCCTTGCCCATGAACGATCCTCAGAATTTCCTCGAGGCCCGTGTGCTGCTGGATGCTCTTTTCGGCCGGATAGGCGCCCTCGATCTTGTTCGCCTCGCGGATGACATCGAGCTGCAGCCCGAGATCGGCAATGTCTATCGCCAGGAGCTGTTCCTCGCTCGTCTCCGCCAGGATCCGGACGCCGGCCTTCAATTTTGCCCCAGGAGGCGTTTTCTTCTTCGGGCCCTTGCCGGCTATCGCGTCGATCTGGTCCAGAAGCTCCTGGGCCGCTTTCTGCGGGTCCAGGCCCGACTTCTTGAGCTTGACGAACTTGGTTTCCTTGGCATCCAGGAGCTTCGCCAGCCGGCGGAAGCGCCGCTCCTTCCCGAGGCCGACCTTCTTGAGCAATTGCCGGTTCTGCTCGGCCAGGGCCTCCACGACGGGGGCTATGTCATCGGCCGTGATGCGCGTCACTGTTGGCTCCTGGAGCCCTCCCCCTCCGGGGGCGGCTTAACAGCTCCCATCAGTCGCGGGCGCTGGTCGAGGGGATCTGTGGCCGCCCCTTGAAGGAGGGAATCGGCACGAGGCAGATTCGTGCCCTAGCTGTGCAAAGGCTCTCACGGATTGAGGATTTAGGCAAGATGACAGACGACGACAGATGATGACAGGCAAAAAGAGGGCCCCGGACGGGAACCGGGGCCGGCGCGGCAGCCTACTTGCCCTTGATGGCGGGCATTGCTTGCATCCGGAGCTTGATCAGGGCCAGCGTCTCCCGCAGGATGCAGGGCTTGTTGCCGACGTGTACCATGGGCATGTTGATCCGCTGGACGATGCGCTGCATGGTCCGGATGCTGATCTCGCGGTTCCAGTGGTTGCGGATCTCCTTCCACCCGATGAGCCAGAGGTCGCCGAGGGCGCGCTCTATCGCTTGAGCCTCGAGATCCGAGCGTTTGTCTTGTCGATTTCCCGCGCCAGGACGAGATTGATGCCGGCCTGGTGTTCGCGCTCTTGCTGGATCTGCATTACGACTCTTTGCTCGAGCTGCTCCATGGACCACTGCATGTTTCTGAGCTCCCGGCAGGTCTGAACCGTCACGGCGACGAGGATCAGGCACGTTGCCAGGACCACGGCGGTCAGGATTTTTCTTGCTGCGTCTTTCATGGTTGGCACCCCTTTGCATGGCTGTCAGTCCTCCTGCGCCACAGTATTCACCTGCGGGACATTGCGTCCGATGCTGGCCGCGAGTTCGCGGACGGGCCTTCTCCTGACGGCATATTCCGTGGTGAGGTTTTTTCTCCGGAATCCTGCGAGCATGGCATCCTCAAGCCGCAGGTACTTGGGCATCCTGAGCTGACGGCACCGCCCGCATGGGGCCGTCGCGGATATCGGGGTCCTGTACGGGTCCTGGTCTTTTTCCAGGATGAGCCATCCGCTTTCGCAGTCCGGGCAGTCGACGGTTTCCCTGGGGGCCGCCTTCTCCGGGTAGGCGTCGAGCCAGGCGTTGTAGAGCTCCCAGATCACAGACGGGAGGTTCTTCGGGAAGGCTTCGAACTGTTCGAAGATCCGGGTCTGGATCCAGCCGATGCTTTCGCCCGGGATGCCGCGGATCCGCTCGAACCAGAGGTCGAGCGTCCTGTCGGACGGGATCTTGCGCTCGTAGTAGGCCGAGACGGTCTTGATCATCTCGTGGCATTCAATGGGCGTCATCGGTTTCTCCCTGCGTTCGCAGCTTGTTTTTCAGCCAGGAGTCCGGGTCTCGCGGTTCGATCAGCGGCCCGTCGCGTATCGGGAAGACGCCTTTCCAGCCCATCGCGACGGACTGGTTCAGGACGGCCTCGGGGTCGTGGCCTGCCTGCCGCAGCTTGTCGAGCTGCAGGACGATGAGCTCCTTTGCGCGGTCGGTGATTCCGCCTTTCTGGCGCTTTCGGGACTCGATGAACGCATCCCATGCGTCACGAGGGACCCAGTCCGGAGGGGAAAACCCGTTTCCCCCCTTGCGTAAGGGGGGTAAGGGGGGTTTCTTTTCTGTTTCTGTTTCTGTTTCTGTTTCTGTTTCTGGTGCCGTTACATCCAACGTTTCACGTAACGTTTCATGAAACGTTTCATGTTTGTTGATTTTCTTGCCTCTGAAACGTTGCACTCGCGAATTAACGTCGTCGGACCTAAACTGTCTTTTCGACCAATTGATGAACTGGATCGATGAGTTATCTTCGAATAGGATATTGAGTGCTTTCAGGTCGGCGATGGCTTTGGCGATGTCTTTCTCGGGCATCCGCAGCCGCCAGGCGACGTCCCCGAGCGACATGTCGATGGTTCCTTCCTGCTCCCGTTCTCGCGACAGGAGAAGCAGATAAGTGAAGATCCGGTAGGTCCGGTCGCTCATTCGGGCTATTTTTTCATCGTCGAGGATGTCGACGTAGAGCCTCAACCACTTCATTTCGTTCCCTCGTGACGAGGCGCGAACCATCGCAGCAGCGTTGCGACGGCCTCTCCGTTTCTAACCTGCCCGGGCGTGAAACGGAGCAATGACCACCCGGCCATCGCGAGTTC